TGTTTGCTGATGCTGAAGCTGTATCAGAAGTAGTGCTACTAAATGATTGGTTAGCAGTTCTACCACCAAGAACAACTTGGTCTAATAGATTATCTGGGTCATCAGTTGTTAATGTACCAACATCAATTTTGAAATCAGTATCACCAACTGCTGCTGTGATTGCTTGAATAGTGAAGTTAGAAACTATCTCACCGGGTTTAATGACATCTAACACTAATTGGTTAGCTGCTCCCATAAAACCACTAGCTCCACTAGATAGGAAGCCAGATGTTTGTAAGTCAAGATAGTCGAATTTGTAGTAAGCTGTTCTGCCGTAAGCAGCTTCGTTTACTGTTAAGTTTGTTGTTCCTGTTGCCATAATTATTTACCTCCAGTTCTTAGCTTAATGCTGTAATTTTACCGTGAGCACCGGGATGGTACACAAGAGATGTTAATGCACAATCAACATAACCACGCTCACCACCACCTAAGTTAGGTAGACGAGTTGAGCCCATTGGAATTAACTCAGAGATACCGAAGTAATCTGGATTAATAATGTAACCTGTGTCCTTGTTAGTTGTATCCGGAGCACAATCTGGGTTCATGTTAACGATTGAAACAACACCGTGGTCTGACTGATAAAGCTCTACAGATAATTTAATTGTAGAAGAATCACCGTTGTAGTTAACGTCACGGATTGATGTACCAGCACCAGAACCATCTGGGTCAAGGCGAGCGAAGTCAGCAATAACTCTACGTAAAGCTGTGTCAGCAACAAGCATTAAGCTGTTGGTTGAACCAGTTACACGATAGATGCTTGTGATAAGCTCATTAAGAGTTGTTTCTGTAAATGTACCAGAAGCGTGAATAGAATCAGCTGGAGTACGGAAAGCAGATGGAACTTGAGAAGGGCCAGCTGAATCAATCCAGTCGCCTAGTCCACGAAGTCCGTATGCTGTACCTGCACCATTCTCGATAGAGAAATCTTGAGTTCCCATCAAGGTAGCTTCTACGTCACGTTTAAGTTCACGGATTGCTTTAGCTTCTGCTTGAGCAACCTTAGCTGGGCCAACGGAATCAACAGCCTCTTGGAGGTCGGATACCATGTAGTCCCTGCGGAACTTTTGTACGTAGTTACCTAAACGAGCACGTCCAGAGAACTTATCGGTGAATGCTGTAACGTCAGCACCTTCTGCTACACCACTAGTTTGTGGTGCGTCTAATGTATCAACAGTCCACTCAACGAATGTGCTTGATGCACGCTCTTTGTTGGCGGAAGAAAGGATTGGTGTTTCTTCTGGAGCAAGAATAGTTAGAACATCTAACAAATCTTCTCTATTAGAAATAGCCGACCCAGTACCAGTCACTGCGGCTGGTGCGTTTGGATTGTATGTATCTGAGAATGACATAATGTATTATTTCTTTTGTAATTGTAATTTTCTAAGTGCGGCAAAATCACGAGGGTTTCCAGTTTGCTTATAACGAGCTTGAAGGTCTTTCATAGCTTTGCTAGATTTTGATGGAGATTTTTCAGATTGAGCTGCTGAACCTATACCAGTTTTGGTTGGGTTCAATGAAGGAGATGTCTTAGTAGGTTCTACTAACTTACGTCCATAGATACTATTTGTTGCGTGAGCAAACCAGTATTCAATTTGAGCACCAATTTCTGGGGCTTCTTTATCTAGTACTTCTTTTAGTTTCTTGTAACGTGGGTCACCTATAGTAGCTTCGTATTGCTTACCAGTATCATTATCTTCACCACTCAACCATTCGAGTTCTTTTTTAGCCTGTTCACCGAACGCTGCCTTGAGCTGCTGTCCTTGTGCTTGCTGTTGAACTTTATTAAGTTGGTCTGGAAGATACTGCTTCTGTGCTTTACGTGCATTAAGTAATGCTTTGCGTACAGCTGACTTAGTTAAGTCCTCGCCATCTACCTCGGTAATAATATCTTCGGCTGCATAACCATCGCTTTCAAATAACAAGTCCTCTGCCCACTCAATTGCTGAGTTTACTTCCTCCGCTTTTTCTTGTAACTTTTCAATAGTATCCAAGTCAGAAAACGGATTGTCTTTTATTTCTCTGGGTTGATTTAGAGGGTCTTGCTTCTCTTGAAGCATTGATTCTAATTGAGCTACCTTTTCCTCAGCGGCTTTACGTTTAGCTGTCATCTCACCGAATCTAGCTACTGCTCTGCTACCAAGTTTTTCAGATAATTCCCTTAACTCTTGTTCTGATAAATTATCAAAATCTAACTGTGAAAGAACGTTCTCTTCTGATTCAGTTTGTTCAACTTGTTCAGTAACTTCTTGAGCTACTTCTTCAACTTGTTCGACTGTTTCTTCCGAGGTTTCTTTGGCCTCCTCTACGATAGCTTCTTCGCTAGGTGTGAGTTGACCGAGCCTTCTGTTCGCTAATTGCTGAACTGTAAGGTTTGACTGTCCCGCTGAATTTGTGTCTGCTTCAGCGTTAGCAGATGTGATTTCGTCCATTTTGGTTTTGTTATATGTTCCGCTAGTTAACGGCTAGCGATGCCGATGAAGTCATTATAACATAGTAGTCGTTATTTATTTAACGATTCCCTGTGTCTAAGTTTTAAATTCTCCCAGTCAACCATTTGAAGTAACTGGTCATAGGTAATTATCCTCCCGGATATTTGCTGTAATCTATCGAAGTCAGCATTGTGCATCTCCCCAATAGTTTCTTCTCTAAGTGCGTGTACTACATTGATGAACCGAGCAAAGGTCTCGTGGTTACTCAATGCTTTTATATCGTTTTCTAAGTCGTGCATTACATTTGTTGGGTTGGCATATTACCCATCTGGGCTGGTGCCGTTCCAAGTTTTCCTATTTCAGCGTTTTGCATTTGTTGCATTTGGAAAGTATATTGGCCAGCGTACTTCTGAAGTCGAGCAGCAAAAGCTTCATCTTGTTGAGCTCGCTGTGCAACATCCGGTTGAGCTGTGTACTGCTGAATAACTTGCATAGCAACTTGAGCTCCTGTTGGACGTGCTGGCATTTCAATACCCGCAAAGATTTTTGCCAAATCATCTGTAACATCTTTGACAATCTGCTGTTGAGCAGCTTCCGCAGGCTGAAGGACAGCATCCGCAAGAACTGGGTCAATACTATTAGCAGCAATGTCCAAAAGATTTTGAAGATTAATCCTACCGCTGCGGTCAAGTTGCGTAAGCGAAACCATAGCTTGGAGTTTTTTCTCGCTGGTTTCTGGGTCGGTATTAAGTATGTCATAGTTTATATTAATATCAAAGTTATCATCAGCGTCTCCCTTGTTAAATCTCTGAGCATCCGGCACACCAGTTACTCTAAAGAATATACTGTCCGGCCCAAATCTTTGGAAACATTTGTAGGCCATTCTGATTACTTCTGCTGAGTGCTGCAAGAATTTATTTACTAAAAATTGTTTTCTTATCTGGCTTATCTGAGATGTTTCATCAAGACCACATAGTCTATCCGCCTGTGCTTCCATAGTTTTTTCTATTTCTATAGAACCAGTAGGAGGAGGAGGTGTAGGTGCAAAATCAAAATCACCCTTACGTCTATAAGGAATCATACGTCCCGGCCCCCAATCTGTTGGTGCTTGGCCTACTGGATGTAATATCGGAGGTAAGGTTGCTATGCTGTTTCTATCAATACGTGAATCACGTTCTACCTTGACTTGGTTCTGTATACCTCTGAGAAGGTCGGGAATAGTTTGTACATCATACAAACGCTTACTATCCTCCGATAATTTAGTAACTACTACTGGATAATCTTCGTATCCATTCATTAGTTCAAACTTAGCATATCCCGGAGTTTCTCCGTCACCATCAAACTCTCTATGGAATACTGTTTGATAAATTCCTTCCGAACCATCTTCTGGGTCAATCAATCTTTGGTAACCATATACAATCTCTACTAGCTCATCTGCTTGGTATCCTCTGTCAGTTAGACCAATACTTCTTTGACCTTCTTGTTCTCTTTCTACTGAATATACATTTACTCCACGATAGTGTTCGATAATGTATTCAACAAAGTCTTCGTCCCATCCATCTGTAATTACTTTGTTCTGTAATTCCTGTGGTGTATAGTAGGTTCTCCAGAAACAGAATGGTGCACGCTGTGGGTCAGTTACATACGGTGGGAAAAAGAAATCCCCATCGGGTGCTAGTGTTTTAACTTCCGGTGCATCTATTTGTCTACGTATAATAGGTAGCTCTGCTTCACCACCCTTACGTAATTCTTTCAATGCTTTCTTGATTCTCTTAGGAGAAGCTGTAGGAAATACTTGTTGCATCAAAGAAGTTAACTCATCGTCTCTGTTACCTTCTTCTATAGCTCGGTATATATCTGGATTCATCTGTCCAATCTGAGCTAGATTAAGTTTCTGTAAGTAAGTTCTATCCTCTCTATGCCAGCCAACGTATGTAATTAACATACCTCTTTCTAGTAAATAATTGGCACCTAGTTCCATTTCTTTTTTGAAACGAGGGATATAACCAGAGGTTGTCATCCACTTTAAGAAACTGGATACAACTTGAGATTGTGCCATGTCATTACTTTCTACAGGATAAGCTCTAACATTAGACCTATCCAAAGAAGACATAAAAAGAGATACCAAGCGAGTAATGCGTT